TTATTGATGTGAAGAAGATTTCCCCCAATAAATCCGAAATAAGCTAATGCAAAAAATTATCGATACTAACGAATATATCGAAAAATATAACTTTGGCAATTTAATTACTGCTGAAGATAATAAAGAAATTATGCGTATTAGTAAAGACTTGATTGATGCAGGTCAGTATTTTACTAATAGTCCGAAATATCAAACAAAGGCTAACTTATTTGCAAGACCCGAGCCGGTATGGCTTAAAATGAGGCAAAGTTTTATCTATAGTTGTTTTATGTTCCTTGGCAAAGAAGTTAGAATAAAAGGAATCAATAGCTGGGTCTATATGACAAAGTACGGAGACGATGTCGATAGAAAACAATTATGGCATCACCATCATTACGATTTAAATCACGGTAAAGTTAGCGGAATATGGTATGTACACTTGCCTGAAGATGTAGGCGATATAAATCTTGCCGGAACAGAGTTTGCATTAGACGGTGTAGAAGGAGAAAATAAAGTATTTGTTACTCCAGCAGAATATACATGGGTTGTTTACCCAAGTAAATTATGGCATAGGCCTGGGCCAACTACTAATAAAGAAAATTACAGATTTGTATTTGCTGCTGACTTGGAGTATTTTTTATGAAAGTAGCTGTATTAGGTGTAGGCACAGCAGGACTAACATCATTATCTCACTGCCTTGCCCAACTTAGTAAAGACTGGACGGTGTATTCTATTAGTGACCCAGCAACTCCAATACTTGGCATCGGTGAAAGTACTACTCCATTGATACCCGGACAACTATACAACGGTGCTCGTTTTACTTTGATGGAGGATGCCGACGAGTTAGATGCTACCGTAAAATATGGAGTAAAATATGTAGGATGGAGAGAAAAAGATTTTTTTAGTCATATACTTCCTCCTAACCATGCCATCCATTTTAATAATTTTAAACTTAAAGAATTTTGTTTTAAGAGATTTGAAGAACGTTGGAAAGAAAAATTTAAGATCATTTATGGAAATATCAATAAGGTAGAAAATAAAAATAGTCACGCTGAAGTCGTCGTACAAGAACAATTACATCAGTTTGACTACGTTATTGATTGTCGTGGATACCCAGAAGACTATACCGATTATACTATATCAAAAACAATACCCGTAAATCATTGCCTTGTACATACAGTAAACAAACCAGGAGACTGGTCCTGGACATATCATAAAGCTCATCGAAACGGATGGATGTTTGGTATACCGTTAAAAACTAGGCAAGGGTGGGGGTACTTGTATAACGATACAATAACTCCCCGAGAAGATGCTGTTGCAGATATTGCAGAACGATTCGATACTAAACCAGAAGAACTAAATCTAAGAGAGTTCTCGTTTAAAACATATTATGCAAATAAATTCATGGACGGGCGTATTATTAAAAATGGTAATAGAGAATTATTTTTTGAACCTATGGAAGCATTGTCTGGTTCGTTTTATGGAACGCTAATGAGATCGTTTATTAGTTTCATCGAAGGAGAAATTGATGAGTTCTATTTCAATACTAGCCTAACACATACTGCACAAGACTTTGAAAATTTTATTTGTTTTATGTACCATGGTGGTTCTAATTATGACTCCGCATTTTGGAGAACAGCCAAAGAACGTTGCAGAGCACACTTAGAAAATAACGAACGGTTTAACTATTTTATAAATCTTATCCAATCAGTCGAATCTCACAAAATGGAACATAAATCTTGGACTCCGTTTTTGGCTTCAAACTGGCTTGACTTTGATCGAGACTTAGGCTATAATTACTTTACACCTAACTCTACGAAACGACCATGAACTATATTTTAGTAGATACTGCAAATACATTTTTTCGTGCCCGACACGTTGTCAACGGCTCAGCTGACATCAAACTTGGCATGGCTTTTCATATTACTTTTAATTCGATTAAAAAGGCTTGGCAAGACTTTGACGGACATCACGTTGTATTCTGTCTCGAAGGTCGTAGCTGGCGCAAAGATTTTTACGAGCCATATAAGCGGAATCGTGCAGAAAGTCGGGCGGCACTTACTGCAAAAGAGCAAGAAGAAGATAAATTATTCTGGGAAGCATTTGACGAATTTAAAAACTTTATCAATGAGAAGACCAATTGTACAGTGTTGCATCATCCTCAGTTAGAAGCAGACGATTTAATTGCTGGATTTATACAAACACACCCGGAAGATAAACATGTTATTATCAGCACAGACAGCGATTTCTACCAACTAATCAACGAGCAAGTTAGCCAGTATAATGGTGTTCAAGAGCATCATATTACACACGAAGGTATCTTCGATAAAAAAGGAAAATTAGTTGTCGATAGTAAAACTAAAGAACCAAAGGAAGTACATCCAGAATGGCTCTTGTTTGAAAAATGTATGCGTGGTGATACCAGTGATAATGTCTTCTCAGCGTATCCAGGTGTGCGTGTTAAAGGCACAAAAAATAAAGTTGGACTTACCGAAGCATTCCAAGATCGTAACAGCAAAGGATTCGCTTGGAACAATCTCATGCTTCAGCGTTGGGTTGATCACGAAGGTAAAGAACATAGAGTTAAAGAAGATTACGAGCGTAACCGTACACTGATCGATCTTTCTGCACAACCTACTGAAATTAAAGAACTTATTCATAAAACTATTGAAGTCGACTGTGTTCCTAAAGATATAACACAGGTTGGTATTCGTATGCTCAAGTTTTGTAATACTTGGGATATGAAAAAGATTGCAGATAATATTCAGTCGTATGCTGAACCATTCCAAGCAAAATATCAAAGGAACTAAAATGGCAACTAAAAAGAAAAAAGATACTACAGAATTATGGCCTAAAGTGATTCAAGGCAGTCATAGTACACGAACAGAATACGAAGACGGCAGTGTAGACTTTACATGGGACTGGGAAGCTCTACAACGTGATGTCCGAGAGGCTATTGCTAGTGTAGAAAATAAAACTACAGTCGTCGAAGAAAAACCTAAACGCAAAGGAAAGAAATAATGGCCACATGGACTGTATCAACTTATTACAAGAAATCCTGCGAGGAACGTGAGATCTGGTCTCACCCTGAGCACGGCACTATGATCCGCACCAATGGGTTTCGAAGAGCTACTTACACTGTAGAAACTAATGACGATAATCCACCAGAGTTTGAATTTGACTTTGTCCCCGGCGGTGATGGCAAAAAAGACAGTATCGACATGAACAACTGTTCTGCTAACAACATCGAAGAAGTCGAGTTAGTCGAACTTTTTGACGGAGGTTGTTGGGGAGATATTACTTGGCCCGACGATATGGACGAAGATGAAATCGAACGCCTTACCGAACTCATGGACGAAGAAGGTTACTATGCTATCGAAGAAGAAGGCTGGTACAATGACGAAACTGAAGTTTGGGTTTGGGGTCCGATTCTTATAGAAGATGAAGAAGGTGAACAAGTGCGTATTATCTGTGCAGACGAAGATGGTAACGTCGTTGATTTTGTAGAGTAAGCTCGGAGATAACATTGAATACCTGTAGTTATAAAGATACGTGCCCTAATAAAACAAATAACTGTGAGGAAACTATAATGACAGACATACATGCAAAACCCATTGTTGATGGTAAGTTTTGGATTGTCGAACAAGATGGTGCAAAAATTGCCACCCTACATAAAAAAGAAAATAACAAATTCATTCTTAGTAGTACCAGTGGCGAAGTAATGTTTAATAAAAAAGATGACCTGACCAAGCAATTTGGCAAGGGTTTCTTTTTAACAAACAATAAAGTAAAACTAACAAATCTTGAGCCTAAAGAATGTCATGGATACCCGACAAGTTGTATTCCTAATAATTCAATGTATGATGTTCGTAAAAAGCTACCTCTATTCACAAAGAGCGTTCAAAGCAAGAGCTTATATTGTGCAGGATACTACATTATTAAATTCGACAAAGGTTGGGTTAAAAGTTTTTGCCCTAAGGCTATTACCATCGAACGGTATCCGTTCAAAGGACCGTTCAAGACAGAAATAGAAATGAAACAGGTACTAGCAAATGCAAAATCAAACTAACCTAACACTTAGAGCAGCTGAACAAACACAGAATAAAGAAGTAAAAATTCCTATTCAACAAGCACGAGCCTTAAATATGGCTCTTGTTGAAGTATTAGACAGATTAAATCAAGACTACGAAAGTTTGTATAATGCTTTAAAGAACTCCGGATCTTCTGAAGTAATTTCTGTCAGCATGGATGGTGGTGGTTTCGAGGACAAATAATGATAAATATATGCGTATATAACTTGGATACGCATTATGTCAAGACCTAAACCTAAAATACTGCTAGAACACGTCAATAAAAAGACGTATAAAGCAGAACAGATCCTAGAAGCAGATGCTATCTGGGCTGTGTTTTATAAAGGCGAACCTTTTAAT